CGCAAAAACAGGATCTGCCTCGATTCGCTCGACGTAAACGTCATCGGTGTCTTTGCAGACGGCCAGATACATCGCACGAGTCAAGCCCATGAGATGCATGTAGATCTGCATCTGGGCAAAGTGCAGCGGCTTGCTCTCGCGCACTTTCTTGGCCATCAGGTCATTGAAGCTCTTAACCGAGTGCGTCTTGAACTCCAGCACGTGCCAGGTCTTGGGTGCCTCCAGCAGGTTGATGGCCACGCCATCGAGCGAGCCACCAAAGTGACCGCCATGGGCTTGAATGCGAAACTGGCGCCCCGTGTCCGGATCAACTTCCAGAACCGTCGCCCCAGTGCGGCGCAGGTTCTGAACCAGCCGAGCTTCTTCCAGCTGACCGGTTTCAAAAAGGCGCAAGCGTCGGCCAGGATGCTGGGCACGGGTGACCCAGCGGAAATCAAACCAGAGGGCGCGCTCACACTCTTTGCCGATCAGGGATGCACCGAGGTGGGTACGAAACCTGTCTCCTGCGTCGGCTTCGTAGGCAGCGAAGATCGCTTCTCGGGTGGGGCAGGTCATGCTGGGCAATTCAGCCATGCTGCACCCCCTGCTTGGTGTGAAGCTCCCGGGCTCGGCTCACCGCTGACCGCCAGCGCTCATCGTCGCAGTCGGCACGCAGCACCTCAATCAGCGCATCCTTGAACCGCTCTCGATGGCCCCCCGGCTCAGCCGCGTTGAGCTTGGCCATGTGAGCGGTCAACTGCGCGAGCTCCTGCAGTTTTAGGCGCAGCGCGGTCTTGGCTCGGTGGAACCAGGTGGCATCGAGCGACTTCTTTTCTGTCTGGCGACGGATGTCGGTCGTGGCAATTTGAATCCGTATGGACGCGATCTCATCTTGAAGCGCAGCCAACCGCTCACGGCAGCCCTGCAAGGTACTGGGCTGTCGGATCGGCGTGCTCGCTTGCGCGTGCTCATGCATGCCCGGGTCCTCCTTACGCCTGGCGCATCCAGGGCAGCCCGTTGGCCGCAGGGGTAGCGGTCGGGGCAGCCGTGATGGGGCGCCCAGCAACAGGGGCCTGGGGTGGGGTGAACGGTTGTGTGGGCTGAGTGGCGGCTCCGCTGCCACCGCCTCGCGGCAGATAGCGGATGGCGTTGGACTCACCGTACAGGCCCTTGGGCGGGCGGACCCGGACATCAAGGGTGATCGGGATCAAATGCAACTGCTCGGAGTTACTCACCTGCATCTTGCCCACGGCGCGGCAAATCGACGACAAGGTGCGCTTGGCGATCTCTACCGTGTCGGGATTGGCGTTGACTAGATTGAGTCGGTCGAAAAGCTTGCGGCCGGCGTACTGACCCTCAAGGATGTCAACCTCCATGTAGAGGTACTGGCCGGTGCCGTCCTTTGTCGGGCGCATTTCGCTTGCGACGATCTGGCCGAGGTACTTGCCCGGAGGCAAAACGTCGTAACTGGTGCTGGGCGCGACAGAGGATGCGTCGAAGGTTTGTCCGAATGAAGCCATGGTGATTTCTCCTATTTCAGGTGCGGGTGGTGGTCGAAGGGATCAGGGTGGGATACAAGATTTCAGGCATAGCCTGGGCAAAGGCAGACCACTCAAGGGGAAGCGTGTCGGGCAGGTCGTAGCGGTTCTTGGCAAGGAAGGCCGGGCGTTCGACCGTGTGAATCACACGCTCGCCGGAGCCCACGGCACGGCTGACCTTCTTGTTGAAGCCGACGTCAGCCTTGACGGTGGAGATGCGGTAATTGGCGAACAGCACGACATCCGAGTGCTCTTGCAGCAATGCCGCTGCTCGGGCATGGAGCTTGATCACGTAGCGGTCGTAGGGGTCGTGCTCAGGCGAATCGAAACGCTTAATGTCGGTGTGCGCGATCTGCACCACGGTCATGCCGCGGTCGTCGCGCAAAGCGTTGAGGCCATCGATGTACTGGCGCCAGAGGTTCAGGGCCGCGACGTAGCCCTTGCCGTACCCGGCGTCCTCGATCGAATGCCAACCGTTGTCGCGGCAGGCTTTGGCCCAGACCAGCGGCTCAAGCCAGTCCACGCTGTCGATCACGACCGTCGCGAAGTCATGCTGCTCGGTGTAGAGCGCTGCCAGCGCCTCCATCACTTCGTCGAAGGTCCGAGACAGCGGAAAATTCGCCGCGGAGTTGGTGCCCAGCCCATCTTCGGTCTGGATGAACACGGGCTTGTTAGCCTGACCCGCGAAGGTGGTCTTACCAACGCCGGCAACACCGTGAATCAGCACCCTGGGCGGCTTGGGTGTGCCCGCGCGGTTGAGTTGTGCAAGGGAGATAGCCATCAACGGTCCTCCCCGAACTGGCTGTCGTTCGCTGCCTCGGGCACGGCACCGTCCACGATGCGCTCAAGCTTGTAGGTGGGCTTGCCGGCTTTGAGGGTGCGAGCGGGTTCGAACAGTTGGCGCACTGCTGGCGGCCAGGCCGTGTACTTGGCCTCGGCGACCTTGACCTCGAGGCTTACGTAGTCCTCGGGGTTTTCGCCCCACTTGCGCAGGGCCTCGACCGCTTCTTTGAGCTTGCGTTGGTCGTACTCCACCTTCTTGGGCAGGTCGGCAATCACGGTGTGGCCATCCACATCAAAGCGGACGGTGCCGGTGGACTTACCAGCGTCCTGGCGTAACTGGTGCGCACGCTCACCGAATCGACGGTGCAGCACGCCTTGAAGAAACTGCTTGTAGTGGCGCGCGGTTTCCTCGGCCTCAGACACGCGCTGGATCAGGCGGTCGAGGTCCGCTAGTGGCAGGTTTTCAAGCTCTGCCAACACAAAGTTGCCCACTTCGTCGAGGGTATCGGGGTGAGGGATCATGAGGGCTCTCTTTCTTAATGGATGCCCGTGGCGGGCACAGGGGATGGCGTACCAACCTGGCGTAGGCGGGTGCGGATTTCGGGGGGTGTGAGGGTGTTGGCCGATCGCACGGCGACGTACTGGTAGTGGCATGCGCCAATTTTTCTGCTAAAGAGGTGGACCAGCCCTAGTTCACAGGCAATCCACATGCGCCGGGCGACCGAATGCAGACGGTTTCGCTCCTTTGCGGGGAGCCCGCTACCTGTATCGGAGCGGTCCATCATCAAAAAGCCTTCGTGATACTGAATTGACTGCCCAGCCAGGGCGTTGGCGATCCAGTCGCAGGCAGCCGCATCGGTCAGTTTTTCGGTGGGCACGTACACCGGTGGGGTGGCCGCGCCTGCGTTAACGCCCAGCCCTAGGTCGCTGCGCGTAGTGTCAACAATGGTTTTTGGGTTCAACATCAAATCTCCAGGCGTGAGTTGGCCTACCACCACCGCCCAGAGGGGCGCGGCGTTTGTTTACTTCGTGAAGGTTCTTACCGGGCGAGGGGGCTGTTTTTCTCAGCCACCCCGCGAGCGGTCAGGCGGCCGACCGTATGCCAAACATGCGCAAGTGCATGCGCAGGTCGGTAATACGGCGGTAGAAAGTAGCGCTCGGCACGCCAGATGCCTTGGCTGCCTCAGCCAAATCGCGATGCTTGGCGAGCAGATCCATCAGGCAGCGCTGATCACCGCTCATGTAGGCAAGCGCTGCCATCACGTCATGCCGCGTCTCAGCGTCAGAAAGCAAGTCCATGTTTTCGCCCCAGAACCACGTCATCTCGTCGGGAAGCATGGAAAATGACGACCCACCGTTTTCGTCGTTGGCGGCATTCTGGGTCGGTGCATAATCCCGAATTGCACGGTCAATGGCGACGACCTCCAGGGTGTCAACATATTCCGGCTCAGAAAACACGAGCCTCTGCCGGTCGGTTTTTCTTGCGTTCAAAAAGTCAGTCGTACAGTGCGCTGATACGGTCCCTGTGAAGGTACCCGGTGCGCCACGGCTGGGGTCGAACTGACCTTTGCGCCTGTAGATGTCGCATAGGATCTCCTGGTATAGGTCCTCCCGCTCAGAGGGGCTCAGACCAGCACTCACCGCCGCTTTGTAGGCGCGGGTTTTAGCAGCATTCACCGCAGCCTCGAAGAAGGGGTCATTGGCTGCCGATTTGAGAGCCCTTGTACGGGTTCGAGTCGACGTCTCTGCGTTGGATCTTTTGGAGACTTCGCCAGATTTGATTTCCGTTGGTGACATGTTTTTCCTCTTTCGTGTTCGTGTACCTAACGTCATTGAACCGGGGTTACTTCATGTAGGCAC